GATACCGGAATCTGCACCTTGATGGGCAGCGGGGCCACGAACTCCATGTCCACGCTTTCGCCCTTCAACGAAACGGGCGTACCGTCACGCCGCACCACCGGAACCGACTGCACCACGGCTTTCAGCTCGGAAATGCCGATAAGCGGCAGCGGATGGGTGGGCCGGTCTTTGAACAGATTATCCATGATCGTGGTTTCCAGAGGCGGCAGCGACTCCAGCGACGCCGCAATGGCCTCCGGCGTAAAAAGCCCTTTCAGTTGAGCAAGCATAATGATTCCTTTGTCTTAGACTGTTTTAGACTACACGGCGAACACGCCGCGCCGCGCAAGGGAGGCAAGCTGGCCACTGGTGGGGGGCTGGCCGTCCCCGGTCTTCAGAACACGCACCTTGACCGTGCCGTGTACCACGCACGCGGCGGATTTCTCTCCGTTTTTCCCGGTGGGGTCGCAGGGCAGGTCCACCACGGCGCACGGCTCCGCCGTGTCCGCATACTTGAAAGGCGTGTACAGCACGTCGGACAGAACCAGCGTAACGGTAAGCGTATCCCCGGAAGAGGGCGAACCTTCCGGCGTCACGCCGTACTCCGAAAGCGTGGCCGACTGCCCCGAAAGTTTCCATTCCGAGTCGTAGGAAAAAACATAGGTGCCTACCTTGCTCCCTACCTTGGCCGCAAAAGTCGCGGCATCGACGCTGGCTCCCGTCACGCCGCTGCTTTCTTCCCCTATGGCGGCGCTCGCACCGTACACGTCCACGGCTTTCAGCAGCGTGCCCACGGCAAGGGAGGCCGTCACGTCTTCCGCAAGCGGCAGATGATGGATGATCGCGGGATGGTTGTCCGTGGCGGCCCGTTCGCCGCCGAAACTGAATGTTCCAAGATGCCCTTCATTCATGGCGTATCCTCCTACAGTTTGGCCGCCATCCTGGCGTAATCAAAGCCGGGTTCGCCGCCCGTATGGGACGGAGGCGCGGAAAAGTCGAAAGCCCGTTCATCCACGGGGCGTGCTTCCAGTTCGCGGAAATAGCGTTCTTCCATGCTCAGGCTTTCCGTTTTTCCGTCCGGGGCCGCAAAGTCCACGGTTCCCGTCTGCGTCGCCAGCTTGGCCGCAAAGTCCAGAACGGAGGCTTTTTCGGCGGGGGTCACCTTCCCGGCTTTCACCAGCTCGGAAACGCGCGCCTCTCGACGCTCGCCTTCCACCTTTTCTCGGTAGGCGGCAAAGTCCGCGTGCGCCTGGTCCGCCTTCTTTTCCGCGTCGGCTTTGGCGCTTTCGGCCTTTTCCTTATCCTGTTTGCTGCTTTCAGCCTGCTTTTTCAGGCTCGCGTTTTCCGCTTTCAGCGTCTCAAGCTGCGCCGTGAGCTGACCCACCTGCCGTTGCAGTTCCTCAATACTCATGCTGTCTCCTTCGCCGCGCGGGGCGGCAAATTCCACGGTTATGGCGTCGCCGCCGTCTGCAAATTCCACAGCGGCCAGCCCGTCTATGGCCGGTTGCGCCGCTCCCAGAAGGGCCACATGCCGCAGGCTCACCCGGTCCGGCATCAGACTCATGCTCACATGCCGGTAGCGCCCCCTGGCCACCAGGTCCCGCACTTCGTCCGGCACCTGGGAAAAGCTGGCGTACAGCCTGCCGCCCTCGCTTTTCAGCCGGTCCACCCAGCCGAAGGCCGGAGCCCTGTCGCTTTGCGGATGCCCGAAACAGAGCGGCGCGTCCCGTTTTTGCGGATCGTAACTCCGCGCTATGGCGTCCAGGTCTCCCGCCGTAAACGTCTGTTCGCGCCCGGAGCTGTCCGTAAACGTCCCCGTGCGGGCTATCTCGATCCATTTGTTGTCCATGAAAAAAAGCCCCTGTTTCCGTCACTATGACAGGAAAGCAGGGGCTCCGCCCGGAAAGGGCGCGTTCCATGCGAACTATTTTCAGACGGCTTCCGCGTCGCCTTTTCCGCACGATAAATGAGAATGAAATGAAGCCGGTTTATTGACACATGTCCGTCTGCGGGCTATCTGAAAAGCATGGAAAACTTTTTTGATATCGCCACAGTCGAAGAGTTGAAAGAGCAGTTCGACGGGATTCTCCCTGATGCCGAGACACTGGCCCGGCAACGGGAGATGTGTGCCAGCAATGCGGACTGCAACTTGGAGCTGTTGACGTATCTTTTTGTTGCGCGTGGAGAGTTTGGCAAGGCGCAAACATGCCTTCGCCAGATTTCCGATGGAACACTCAGGTCGGATACCGGACGAATGATCGCCCATGACCCGAAATACCTCGACTGGACCGCGCAACATTCCACGGCTGGTTAGGCAAACCTTTTCAGAACTTCGTCAAAGTCATCATAAAAATTCTTAATCGCACTCAGCGCCGACTGTATGTCTCTTTTCTTTGCGCCTGAAAGCTGCGACAACACCGAACAGACCTCCGCGACATATTCCGACGTCGGCTTCTCCCTTATTATATTCTGCAACATAGGCAACAGATCCCCATCTTTGACAGAAAGCGCGGAAAGTAGTTTGTCAAAGCGTTTGACGGACGTTCCGTATCCCAGACCATTTCGTATGATGTCTTTCTGGTGGCCCGCCGAACCTCCAAGCTCCTCCAACATGAGGTGGTATGTTCTCCGTGCCGTCCATTGCGTTACAATTTCCATGATGTTGAGTTTCGTGCTTTTCCCCGGAAGATGGCTTCTTTTTTGTCTGTTGTGCGTGATTTCATGCCACAAACTTTCGCATGCGTATTCTTCTTCCCATGTCAGCGGCTTGCCTGCTGACAACTTGTTCCAGGCAGATTTCAAGTTTTTTGCCGGATTGAAGCTCTTTCCGTTACCCAGCGAAAAATCTTTCTCACTCAACATGAAACGTCCGTCACAATAGGTCGCCATGAAATAAGATTCCCGGTTGACTGTTACAGAAGTCACCCCGTTATTGGTGGCGAATTGAGACAGACGCATTTTGATTCCGTCTTCAAGCTCCGCATACGTTTTGACCGGCGCGGGACGTTTTGACGCCGGGCCGCGCTGTTCCGCATAGCTGTTTTTGTTCAGGTCCGGGCCGTCCAGCCAGTCCATGCCCGGATTGCCACGGAAGCCCTTGTCCGCACCGGGAAAATGCACGAAATACTCATAGCCGGTCTTCGGGTCTTTCCAGACGCCGGACTTCGGCATCTCCTTCTGTACCGTCAGACCGCGCTTTGCCACCTGCCTGGAAGAAAGCGTCACCACGTGGCAATGACAACGGAAGCCGTTGGGCGGGTAGTTCGTTTTCCAGAACTCGTGATCCACGGGATAGACAAGCCGGTGCAGAATGGCATGGCTTGGCCGGGTGCGAACCATGCGCGCCACATATTGCAGATAGGGGCGGGACGCCTTGACCGCCTGAATCTTTTTCCAGCGTCCGGCGGCGTAGGCCGACTGCATATTGGTTCGGAATATGAGTTCCACGCGCCGGTCGTGCCAGCCTTCCGCGCGTATGGCATCCGTGATGCGTTCCCGGAAAGAGTCCAGGGTTTCCCCGTTTTCAAGCGCGGCCTGGATGCCGTCGCTCACCAGTTGCACCAGGTCACGCCGTGCCAGTCCTGTGACATAGAACGCGCGTTGTCTCGCTCCTTCCGTCAATGCCCTGGCTTCCGCATCCGTCAGTTTGGCGCGTTGCTTCCACCAGGCTATGGCGGCTTCCGGCGTGACGCCTTCGTCAATGATT